CTTAGTCTTCAACAAACTAATGGTAGCGGTTATTTCAGGTGCTGACAATGGCTCATTTTTTTGCCATTTGGGGTGCTAACTTTTTCGAGACCTTTTGCGATACTTTCATTTTACCGAAAACAGATTAAACCTCCATATTGTATGATTTTTATTGATTTTAAGCAGTTGGCTGTGGTACAATATGGTTGCTTACGAGGGTGTTCCGGACTTTGTCCGAGCACTCTTTTTCCATATCTCTCAGTGCACTGCATAAATCCATTGTGAATTTTGAAAACGCAAGACTTCTCACATATTCCTCTGTCAGCTTAACGAGATACCAGTGCTGTAACACGACCTCTCTCTGTTCACGCTGATATATGTACTCCTGCTTATGTCTGGCATACTTTAATGCCTGCTCAAACTGTTCATCTGTAATCTCGCATCCGAGCAGTTCTTCTACTTCTCTTTTTTCTACGATTTCTTTCACTTTCCAATTCCTCCAACGAATCAAATAAATAGTTAATTGCTTTCCATGCAGCTACATAAGCCACCAGTATCACAAGGTACTCACCGCCTACTGCCTCGTACCCTCTTTCCAGATACACAACGTGGAAAGCCCATTTGCTTATTGCTCCGGTTACGAGCAATGACCAAATAACCGCTATCAAGTCTCTCTTCACTCTTCATCACTCCTTGTAAAAATAATGTTTCCCATGCTGGAATAGAAAGGTCAGATGCTCGCTGTGCCAGTTGGATTCGCTCTTGCTCTCGAAGTAAGTCGCTCCCCGGCTTTCATCCCATCCGTCAATCTGGATAAGCTGTAATGCTCTGTAACAGTCGGCATCCGGTTCGACCTCGTCATACCGGCCGTTGCTGATTGGACTGAACTGTCCGTCCTGGAAAATAACTTCTGCAATCGTATCCGGAAACTTATCACTCCAAACTCTGTTGAGGACCACCAGCATTACAAGAGCCTTGCCCTCGGTGTCCTCAGATTCCGCTTCTGCCATTGCAATCTTGGCAAGCATGTAGGCATCTTCCACATCCCAGTCTATGCTTCCAAGCAGTAAACTGTCAGACGGCTGTAAGGTCGCTGTTGTTTCCTCCGATTCTGCCGGAACTGTTGTCTGCTCGGTGGTTGGTTCTTCGCTCTCTGCTACAGAAGCCACCGCAATAATCTGCCGCGAATCGTTCTTCGCTTCCGGTTCTCCGGTAAAGCTGAAAGCAAATGCGACAATCGAGGTCAGGGACATGGCAAATACCACTCCCAATGCAAATAGGCACTTGTTTCTCATGCTCCTATCGCACCTCCTCCCGAATGCTCAAATGCAAACGACATCTGACCACTGCTTTTTTCTGTTCTCAACATCTGGCTGAAAAACAGCCGGTTCTTCTCTTGTTCCTTTGCCCTAATGTTCTGGCAATCGCACCTTTCTCCCGGATCAAGATTGCTTCCACAATCAGGGCAGACATTGTAATATGCCATGATTACCTCCTATCTGTTCTCCTGTGCAGCTACATACTGGATTGCCTGCTCAATATCCTCTTCCGGAATCTGCAGCTTATCCGCAAATAAATGCTTGTTAACTTTTCCAGAGCCTATGCTTATATACCCTTGGCTCTCGGACTCCTTGTTAATTTTGCGCATCGTCTTGTACGCAAAGTCTTCCTTGCAACCGAGTAAAATCATAACTTCCTTTACGGTCAGAAATGGTCTCGGTGCGGTTCTTACTGCTTCCATTCGCTCACCTCCTGCGGCTTGGAGCTTCTTGTAGCTCCGAGCATATATTGTATTGGATTCCCGATTTGTATTTGGATTCGGATTGGATTACGGACGCATTTGTTGTCATTCGCTGTCAAATGTCCGCAAGTTGCTGTCAAAAAATTATTAAGCCCTACTCTGCCAATCGCACCGCCGGACTGTCCTCGCCTTACCCTTACGCTCGGTCCAATGATACTGCCGACATTCGAGCCCTCATTTTTTACAGGTTCTTCTTTATCCAAAGCTTCATGCTCTGAGCGATTTCCTCTACCTCTTCCAAATTCCTCAAAATTTCTTCCAACTGAGGTTTCTCGGTTTCATCAATCACACCGTCCTCTGTAATGTCGAGAAGCATTTCTTTTGTCCTTCCAATCTTCCGAAAAGCCGAAAGCGTTCTGATCGTAATCCTGTCCATATCTGCCAGCTCCGCTTTTGGAACTTCATTCCCCAGTGGACACATTGTCCTGCAATAGTAATTTTCCAGTTCCGGAGCATTATAGAGATCAGCCATCAGGCGGATTTCCTCTGGATAAGGAACTGCAATGCCGCTCTCGATCCGGTAAAGCCTGCCTCTGTCAATCGACATATAATCAGCAGCTCCCTCTCGACTGCTCAACTGCTCATTGTGTGTTGCAGCTTCGCAACGAGCCTTATAAAAGATGTTGGAGCTGGTCTTTGCTGTTAAATTTGCCATTTTCTACATCACCTCCATGCTTTATAATTAAGTAAAGTCAATTATCAATGGACTTTAGTGGCAAAAAAATTCGGTTGTTTTATCACATGCGTTAGATATAAGGATTGCCATTTCAAAGCTCAACTTAATGTTCCCACGCTCCAATTCGGATACCCACTGTTTGGATTTCCCGATTTTTTTCCCGAGTTCGGTCTGCGTTAATTTGGCATCCATACGAGCATCTTTCACTCTATACGCAATGTTTATTGTGTTGGTATCCATTTTGCCCTCCTTTCAGTCCATGTTCTATGGACACTTCAATAATAGTCCATTGTTTTTGGATTGTCAATAGTTTTGTCAATTATTTTTGGACTTATATGTTTTTACATTGAAAGTCCAATGATTTTGGACTAAAATATATTCATGCAAGGAGGTTGACTACATGGCTGTTAACGGCAACATCATTAAACAGCTTCGCAAGGAAGCTGGATTTACTCAAGTTGAATTAGGCGAAAAATTAGGTGTTATAAAACAGACGATCAGCAGTTGGGAAAACAACGTGTCGGAACCGAACAGTGAAACACTTACTGCCATTTCCAAATTATTTGGAGTGTCGGTTGATTACCTTTTAGGAAACAATTCTGATTCAAACACATCTGTTTCAAATAACTCTGTTGGAGGATATGACAATTCGATCAACCATTGGATTGCGAGAACAGGACTGTCCAATGATGAAGTAGCAAAAAAACTAGGCATTTCAGAATCTTTGCTCGTAGACTATATACAGTTAAAAATCCATATTCCATACCAAATCCTATCTGCGTTGTCTGATATATGCGAGGTTTCCACTGACTGTCTTTTGGGGTTGAACAATTCAAGTCGTAACAAAGACTTTGATAACGTGCTACCGTTTAGGTACAATTATGAAATTGCAAAGAGAATCAGAAAACTATGCAACGACCACAATATTGATACAGAATCATCATATTTAGAAAATCTCCTATGTTTATCAAAGAAAGAGATTTTTTATTTAATAGAATATGGCTTTGTTCCGCATATTGACATCATCATAAAACTTGCAAACGAGTTTCATGTTTCCTGCGATTATCTTCTGTGTAGGGTTGATAATAAAACAGAAAATGCTATTTCTAGCTTCAACCGCCTTAATGAAGACAATCAGGATATTATTATCGGCAAAACCAAGGAATTGCTCCGGGAACAACGTTTGGAGGAATCTGCCGTTGCAGCGGTTGATTCGAAGAAAGTTGTTGGAAAATAATAGACCTCGCGTGGTACCGAGGTCATCATAAAAGATAGTATTTTCTGATTGGTCGTCAGATCGAAAAGGGGGATTGTATGAATTGTATAAAGTGTGGCCATGAAATAACTTCCGAAATGCTTACGAGTGGGATATGCTTTCAATGTGGTGCTCCAACTAGTGATACGGTTGAAGCTTACGAGCGGGCACAGCAAGAAGAAAAACGCAAGAGAGCCGAGATGCAATCTGTCGCAAAGCAAGAACGATTAAGAAAACAAGAGCAATTACAGCAAGAAGAATCGTCGCGGTATAAAGAACATTTGTTATCTACCGGTTATTCTTTTGAAACATGTTCCATTGAAAAGTATGTAGGTCTTGTATCTGGTGAATCTGTCATTGGAACAGGATGGTTTTCAACAATGGAATCCAATATTTCAGATTTATTTGGTGTAGAATCAGAAGCTTATTCAGATAAAATCAAGCAAGCCAAAAAGAATGCACTTGATAGCATGATAAAAGAATCCGTTTCAAAAGGCGGAAACGCCATTATCGGAATCTCCTATGAAATGATTGCTCTAAGCAGAGATATGATAGGTGTATCGGTAAATGGCACATCTGTCGTTGTTAATAAAAAAGAAAATGAGGAGGAATCTACTTATGTATAACGCAGACGAACCCTCACAAAAGATAAGCGACCTGGAGAAAGAGTACAGAAAGTCACAGCAGAAAAAAAGGAGTTGAATCCCTTATAGAGCTTGAAGCCCAGGTTCGAGCCAAGCTAAAACGTCAGGCTGAGGAGGATGATAATATCTACGATCCGGAGGTTGAAAAAGAGATTGAAGAAAGACTGGCCAAGCTCGACGATGAATCCCGGTCCGAATTTTACCGGATCCGGACACACAGGAAGAATGACGGAATCCTCTCTGCCAGGGAGATTGATCTGCTCACTCTAGAGGCTATGGAACGGTCATACTATCATTACAAAGG